CAACTACCACAACAGTAAATAAAAAGCACAAATATTGCAAACTGGAATGCACTCCCAATTTGCTATATACATTGTTATGGTGTCGTTTATTATTTATTCATCTAAAATCAATTAAAATGGAAAATTTCGGAAAATTTATGACAGTATTGTTGGCTATGATTATTAGCCCAATTATTAACGGTTTTGTTTTTTCAAAACTATGGCTATGGTTTATTGTACCAATATTTCAAATACATCCTTTAAGGGTTGTTGAAGCAATTGGAATAATATTCTTAATCAATTTTATTAAAGTAAAAAAAGATAAAGAAGCTGATAAAGATAAGTTTTGGGAAACATTTGCAACTAATATGGTATTTGTAGTTTTAATGGCTGGATTTGCTTTATTATCGGGTTGGGTTGTGATGCTCTTTCTTTAAATGCACCATAACGTACCGAGTATATGAAATGTAGGCGTTTAGAAGCTCTTACATTTCAGATTAACAAAAGGTTTAGTAAGTGGAATAACGGCTAAAACAGCACTTACTCGTCTATATTTTATATACTGTGTTAGCCACCGTTTTTTATGTTTGCTTTACAACACTTACAGCCATATCCGCCTGAAATTTTAAAACAATTGCGACCAAACCAAATGTTAAAGAATAATACTAACCAACCCGAAAGATGGAAGGAAGTAAAATTCTGTGAAGATATTGAGCCATTAAAAAGATATGTTATAACTGAAAACTACCGAATTGTTAATTGGGAAAATCTCGAAATTGTTTTTAGATACCGTTCTTCAAATGGTGCCTAACAACGGTATAAGCCATCGTTTTAATGTGGATTATGCGGAGTTACCCAGTCAGTCGACACCCGCCCGCATTTGCGCCAGCAAAAGCAAGCTCCCCTCTCTTTTGGAGAGGGGCTGGGGGTGAGGTTCTAAGCCCCTAAAATGTTAAAGTTTGTGTTAAAAAGTGTAATTAAATTACTTAAACACATTTTATATGTAAATAAGTTGTATATTTACACATCGAAAGGAGTTAACCTCGATACTAAATTTAAAATATTATGGAATTATTTGAAACAAAATCTAAAGCACAAAATCATTTACAAGAAATCTGTAAAAACAAAGGTTTAAAGTTTAATGGATTTATATATCCAAATACAGGTTCTGAAAAAATAGAAATTCCAAATAAAGCAAAAGGTGCAACAGGGATTGAGATGTTAGAATTTACCACTAATGCTTCTGGCAACACAGTAAGTAGAAAGATTACCGAATATGCTGTTTTTTTAAATTATTAATATGCCTTACTGGTTTTTAGACAAAGAAAAAGATGAGCCGATGATATTCGGCTCTCTTCCTGTATTATCAAATTATTTAGGATATTCAGAAAATGACAGAACCTTATCCATTCACTTTTCAGAAAAGAAAAAGAAAAGTTTGATAACAGATAAATACAGAATTGAACGAGTAAAGCTAAAACGCTCTGCGCGTAAAAAAAGCGTTGGCAAAAAAAATATGGTCGATCCAGCACCTACCACAGATGAAAGTGCCGAAACTTAGGTCATTCTTTTTATACAGTGTTCTTGTGAGTTGCGCTCTAGCACGGTTTAGAAGCGATAAAAAACAACTTTAACAACTTAAATTATAAAAACGATGGGATATATTAAACACCATACAATTGTAGTAACTGGATGGAAAGATGAACACATTGAGGAAGCACAAAAAAAAGCAGTTGAAATATTTGAAGAAACCTGTAAAGACGAAATGATTAAGCCTCCTTGCGGAAGCAATATAATAAGCCCGATTATAGGCAGTTTATCAAATGGTCAAAAAAGTTTCTTTATAGCACCTGATGGAAGTAAGGAAGGCTGGCAAACAAGCAATAATTGTAATAATGCAAGGACTGCTTTTTTGGATTGGTTAGATAACGCTGAAAATTACTGTGATTATATTGAAGTTGTTTTTGGTGGTGATGATGAGCACCAAGCCATTATTAGAAGCAAAGACTCTGATTTAAACGAATAGTAGTGCTTGTGCATAACAACGGTATAAGCCATCGTTTTATTGTGGCTTACACAAGGTTACCCAGTAAGTCGACACCCGCCCGCATTTGCGCCAGCAGAAGATGGTGTTTACAACCTACTGGGCGGTGGCTACCGCACCAGCTGGCAATATCTTAAAGGAATCAAGATCTTATAAAGAAGTCTGACAGAGAAATTTCAAAATTCGTAACTAGAAATTTTGCAACTCACAAATTCCCCCTTGGGGGCTAGGGGGTCATTGATCACAGTCTTTAAACTACCTTTAAACCTAATTTAAAACCACTTTAAAATGAAAACATTCGGAAAAATAGTACTATGGGGATTTATCTCCATAATTGGAATAGTTGTGCTGATGTACATCATAGGCACATCCAGCAGTGAAGAATATGCAGAAAGCAAAAAGAAACTTGCTGAAAAGCATTGTAAAATCAATTATCAAGAGAGCTCTAATAAAGCAGAGTTATTAAAACAAGTCATCAATGATCCCGATATTAATACAAGCTCACCCTTTAGTATTGCTGCGGGTAAACTTTTAAAAAACAGTGTTAAATATCCATCTACTATACAAATCAATGGTGATAAATTTGATGGCTTTCTTTTCTTAAATGAGAAAAACACTGTTAATATTGACACACTAGCTGGTACCTGGACGTATGTGGTGAATTTCATAAGTGAAAATAAACTAAGTCAGAAGGTCAAGAGCCAGATGGTGCTGGACATGAAGTACGATGCAGGATGTAAACCTGTTAAGATTATAAACTTCGCGATAGAATAACCTGTTAAAAACACAAATCCCAAAACCCTTAATATTTCTTTAAAACCGTACTATCTTTGTGTAAGCACGGTTTTTTTATGGAATATGCACACCTCACAGCCCAACAGCGTCGTAAATGGCGCAGCGACCGCATCCGGGCGCAATACGAGAAGCTTACCGCCGTGCGTGAGAATGGAGTCCAGAAATACCACCCAGAACAAGTCCTAGTAAAAGTAGCCATGCGCTGGGGACTCGCGCCTAAAACCATTGATCACATCGTATCCTATAGAAATGGGTACCAGTAGTCTGTCACACTGATCTTGTCCAAGTGCTTTTCTAATCAATCACAAAGTCCTGCCTAGTCACCTCCACACCGCCCAGCTCTTCCTGTCCGTGTAATTTACTGGCACTGTGATCTCGTGTAGATGCCATATAGGTGACGCGGTATAGGTTACCAAATCCCCCAGTATCTACCCGGCTAAAGCTCTCGCGTCTTAAATGATCGATATGCTCGCCCATGTAGCCATGCAGCACCTCATTAATCTTACTTAAATCTTTCAGATATTCTAGCGCGTCGCCCTGATTATAGGTCTCGTGTGCGGTGTCCAGAAAGGTCTCATAATACAGATACACGTCTATCTGTATATCCACGAGCTGCGCGCCTTCTTGCAGGTCTTGCATGGAGGGACTTCTAAATTCCCAAAATATCGCAGGAGCTTCCCAGGCATGTTCGCCATCGATCAGCGTGATCTGATCACTCCACAGGTCTTGCCAAAGTATATGGGGCATGTGTTGAGCGATGACATCGCACAGCTCTATATATATTTCTTCAAAAGATTGAATATCGGCCATAATTTAAATGAGGTTTTAAGAGCGTTTAAACGCCGTTTTAATTAAGTCTAACGAGAACTGAGACAGGTCATTCATAAGGGTCTCACTGTGTCCTAGGAATTGTCGCTGTGGTATTCTCATATTCAGGTGTTTTTTCTTGGAAAGTGCCATCCACTTCCACTTCTCGTTTTTAGTTTTCTTAAACATAAACCAGAAGTACCCGCGCATTTTCTTGGTAATAGGCACGCGTATGGTACCGCCTTCATTATGGATGTTAGCATAGGGCTCATCGTTAGCAAAGCGTATGCTGGTATTACTGCGGCCTTTAACCCGCAAGCTATTGCGCAGGCTTCCTGTTTTAATTAAGATACCACGCCCGGCATCGGTATCCTTGCGCGCTGGCCATGGTGTGATACTGCCGTCGTGCCATCCTTGCTTTTTAAAACTATCTTTAAAAAAGTTGAGCGCGGTGATACTGGAGTACCGCCGCACCTGATCCATGACCTGTACGCCCATTTTCTTAAAGTCGGGTGCCTCGTTTCTTTGGCTCATTATTTATCTTTTGAATTTTGCAAATACGGATGATCGTCCTTCCAGATCAATTTGTTTTTACCAGGATTCCATTCAAAGCCTTTGGTTACTTTAGTTTGGCTTTTGCCTGGTGTAACTTTCTCACGGCTTTGTTGCACATCACAACGACACCTCCAGCCATTAGGCGGGAAATACGTGTCCCAAAACTTATCGTCGATCGGTTTTACCACACCGTCCAGATCTGCATGATCATCGCGCACGCGCTTATCTCCTGCAGTCACATATTTAAGGTTGGTAAATAGGTCTTTATCTTTCTGAAAGTCTTCCCACTGGCGCACGGCCTGTGCGGTGCGCTTGGTCGTGATCAGCTCGGTTTCAAGATGATTTTTGTTATAAATGATATTGAGGTCGGCAATTTCTTTAAGATAATTCTTAAAGGTGTGCAGCTTGCCATCCTTGTCCAGCAGTCGCGCATAGGCTTCATTAACCAGTTCGCGTTCTTTACTGGCCGCAAAGACCAGTAAATTAGCTTTGATCTTTTCCACCGTGGGCTTGCTGTCCACCGTGATGTCTATGTAGGACTTGCCATAACCTGCCGCAGCTTCTTTGTCCATATCGGCAAAATACTGATTGGTCAGACTTCCCTCTACCTTCTTAGGCAGGGTTTTAGTCTTGAACAAATTTCGCGCAAGCGATATCACCAGACTGGTGTACTTGCTTATATCTATGGCGGTGATCTCATCACCGTGATCGTGACCACAATGCTGGTGCGCATATAGCGCGGTAACCTGTGCGCTGGTGCGGCTACCGCTTACTCCTTTCCCTTCTCCTCTTTTTTAGGTGGCTCACCACCACCAAAGCCACCGCGAGTAAACCCCTTGATCGTGATCCCCAGCCGCTCGCTGATCTGCTCGTGATCCAGTTCAAAACCTGCCTGAGCTAATTGAACTACAATAGTACCCAGCCGCTCGTGGCTTATCTCCTCGCTCTCATCCCAGATCAACTGGTGGTTAGCCAGTCCAGAGTAGGCACTGCTCTTGGATTGTAGGAATGGAATGAGCTGCGTATTTACCATGTGTTTGACCAGTAGCTTATCCGCATGGTGCCTGTCCTCGGTAACGCCTTGCATGACCTGCATACTGCCATAAGTGCCCGTTTTTTCCTTGGCATCTACCGTTCCCGCCTGTCCTAATATCGCTTTACTTAACTCATCATTGAGAATATTATAAAGCTCTTTATAAATCATATAAGCATCGCGGTCGTTGCTCTCCATAGATAGCAGTTCCTCGCCCTTGCGCAATACGGCAACATCTGCACTGCGGGACTTCATGAGCATGTCAAAGAGGTACTTCTCACGCTCATCGGTCGGGTTATCCGTTACCGCGTATCGTGGTGTAATACTGTATTTCTCGACATAATCCAGCCACGATCCCATAACCAATTTCTTGGCAAGGATCAACGGCGCAAGGTCGGACAGCTCGCCGATCTCGCGATCCTCGCCTATTTGCATATAGGATTGAGCCATCGAGCCGGACACGTAGGAGATACCTGTGGTATCGCCTATCTTTTTTGCCACCTCACCACGCCACGGCAACAGGTGCGCCATGGGCAATTCAGTAAGGCGTATAAGTTCTAGATTATCATCCAGATCAACGCCTTCCAGTACTTTCACGCCTGTAAATCGCTGCCACACGATCTGCGACACGTAATCCTCAAACCATGGACGTTCAAATAGTTCTGAAAGTTCATCGTTAGGCTCTCCCGCATCGTTGACGATATGGAAGCGGCTACGTGCCACGCGCATCACGCGAGTAGTAATCGTACTTTTTAAATGCTGATCCAGCAACAGATTATCATAGAGCTGTGAGAGCAATACAAGACTGGGATCTTTTGGATCTAGCGCGGTCACGCGTGCCATATTCCAATCCTCAAGGCTTTGTGGCGTAAACAAAGAAGGTTCTTTCTCGATGCTGCCACTAAGTAATTTGCTGCTAGTGCCACGGCTCACCGCTTCAATGGTAAGCTGTCGGTCGTTGATCTGGCTTAACACGCTTTTCTTGACGCGCTCGGGAAGTATGCTGGTAATGCGATCTATGAGTTCCATTAAATGTAGTTGTTAGGGTTGGATATATTGCCATGAAAGTCTAGCGGCTGGACAGGTCTGGGAAGTCCCGGAGGTGCTAGCCTACCACTGCCTATATTCTCAAGCTCCTTCAATGCCCATTCCTGCTCCTTGCGGTAATCCTCGGGCAGCTTGCGCCCAGCATTCCTACGGAAGTAATCGTACAGCACCAGTTTACAAAGTATCTTGATGATCAGGTAGTGCCTGTCCATCTCGATTGCGCCAAAGATCAAATTCAAATCATACCGCCCT